GAACCGTAACCAGAGAACATTCCCTTCTCGTCATCTTCGGCTTTGTACTCAAATGCGATGTCCATTTCTTCGGACTTCGTTTCTTGTTCTTCGATGTATTCTTCTAGATCAACTTGTGTTTCTTGTGTCATCTTGCCGCCCTCAAATTGGCTATTGCAGACGGCGACCCTTTGATCACTATCTGGAAATTCTTGAACTACCTTGTCATCACTCATGCAACGACCAATAAAGTCGTCCCTATCTTCGCCTAAAGATGGTTTTGGTAATGGCATACTAGACCTCGTGTTTTGAGTAATCTAACATACTAATAGTTCTTTTTGAAGTGTATGTTAATCCCTAAAGATTTCATCTTCATCCGCGATGTATAAAGTTGCACATCTACAATTGATATTATTAATCGCACCACCGCGTGGATCATGCGTATGAGACATTAGATATTCAGCACCATTTACTCGAACTACAAAGTCCTCATCTGGCCCGACTTGAACTCCATTCATAGCTGCGTGATGACTTCTTGTGCGACCATCATTTACTGATGACCATTGCTTGTTATAGCGTAATGGCTGGTCTTGAACCGCTGTGTGTGTTGCCCATGAGGCCGCTGCATGTGTTTCTGTACGCGCTATCGTTGCCGCTCTGGATCGACCCATTGCACCGCTTGTGCGCTCTATGATCAAGTCCGCTATAGCTGCGACACCTAGTGCATCAGCTTCCCCCGCAAAGATCGCACCTCTAATAATGTTAGCTGTTGTCGCGCTAATACTCGTAATTTTATCAGCACCATATAGTAAAATGTATTGGTCAATGAAAACCTCAAACGGTGTTCTCTTGGTATTGTCATATACGCGATTGCTGAATGTTGTTATTACACTCGAGTAATGAGAACGCAGAACTCTAGCTGTGTCTGTTTGCAGCTCTCCTTGCGTAAGAAGATATTGACCATAATTCCTGTAATCTGTAGCAGCACGCCCAGCATGGTTCTGGAATACTGATAACATGCTTCGACCAAGTGAACGCTCAAAAGAAAGACGCAATCTGTTTATCTCTGTGACCTCCTTCGCCACATTGATCCGTCTGCGCCCATTGGCTTTGATAAAAACAGGGATGTTCATGTGCTATTGTTAGCATGGAACCATGTTCATTACAATTTCCTCAATCATCGCTTCGTGCGCCTTTTTTGCACGCTCATAGCACATGATGACTGTCGCAGCCTCTACTGTTCGCTCTAATTTTATTACATCGCCATTGGGTCGCTGCGCCTCAATACGGATTGTGCATGTCGGCCCATCAAGAGGAAAGTCTGTTAAGAACCCGATTTCTTTGCCGCCGTATTCGATGAACCAAATTGGTACTCCATCGCGCTCTTTTGTTTTTGAATATTCAAACATTTTCGTAAGCCTCTTCTAAGTCCCAATCACTATCTTCTGTTTCTATGTTACCCTCTGTAGGATTTAATTCGGCATAAAACTCATCGTTAAGATAGCCTAAAATAATATCCTCATCGTTCCACTCCATATCTGTTTCAGATGGTGTTCCATACTCTCGACGCAGATATGCTTTTAGTTCTTGCTTTTTAATATTGACTTCAAATGTAGATGTTTGCTCTACAGTGCGGCTCATAACAACTTGTATTTTCATTGCTTTTGCTCCTCATATTTTGTGATTATTTTTTCTACATATTCGATCTTTTGCTTTTCCGTTTTCCCCAAGTATTGACAAAGAACATCCAAGTAAGCATCGCTTTTCCCAGAGTAATAAGGGTCATTAGACCTCTTATAGAAATCGTATGCCTCGTATATTTTTTGCTCAAACGCTGTTATGTCGATATTTACTTTCATCGTAACCTCCTCATGGCGTATAAAAGACGATCATTGTGCCATCGTCTGGTGATCCGTCTAGCCCTTCGGCTAACGCATAAAGAGCGTCATATGCTTTGCGGCTCTCCTCTGAAACATTATCAAGTCCTTTGCGATCCATGCATCCTAGTACATGATTTATCGCATCCAATACTTCGCGTTCCTTAATCATTCTCGTAATCTCCTATGATACCCATTCGTCAATCATTGCCATCGCATCGCGCTTGGTGTTTGCTGCATCTGTCGCCCCGCTCTCGCCCTCTGGGTACATAAGCCAAATTCGGTAATCGGGGTGAAATTCAATGGTCCAGCCTTTGTATTCGTAAAGCCCTTCCCAAATTCGTTTTGCGCTTTTCATTCTGTCGCTCCTTATTGCTTGATACCAACTTATCTACAAATAAAGTTAATGTCAACAACTTTTTTGTTAATTATTTTAACTTTTGTTGTTGACGGACATATCCACAGATGATAGATATATTACATAAGCAATAAGGAGAAACTGAAATGGATCGGACTGATTACACAATACTTATCATCTTCGCCTTTATCATGGCACTAGGCGGTATGAATATTGATCTACTAATTACGGGAGCGTGGTAATGAAAACCGAGCGCGACATGCAATACGAAATTAACGAATGGTTCGCTGAGATGATCAGGGACGAAGAATACCAATATAATGATGGCGGTCGCTCTGACAGCGGGCGCAAAGGCACAGCGGGCGACTGCGTTTGCAGGGCAATCGCTATCGCACTCGAACTTCCATACGATCAAGTCTATCGCGAATTGGCTCAAGCCAACAAAGAGGCGGGTGGCAAGCGATCTGCACGAAACGGATTATACCGCTCGGTATATGAAGCCTATCTCAATAAGCACGGATGGGTCTGGCATTCGGCTCCCAAGTTCGATGGACGCAAAGCACGATTTAACGATCTGCCCCAAGGTAGATTGATTGCACGAATGGCACGGCATGTAGCTGCTGTAATAGATGGAAAACTGCATGACACATGGGATAGCCGTCACAAGATGGTCTACGGATATTTCGCAAAGGGGAACTAATATGAGAGTAGACTTTGATGTAAGAAAAACAACATCTGCATTCTTTGAACAGGTTAAGGATGGGTTCTGGGATAACGAAGATGTCATCCGCGATCTGCTTAACTGGCTGTCAGAGGACGAGGTTGAACGCTTTGTGGTTCAATACGAATATATGGATGCTGACGATGTATGGGGGAAAGATAGATGAGAAACGGCCCTGATAAATACATAAGCGCAGTTCAAGCCGCCAAACATTTAGGAATGACAATAACAGAATTCTTAGATGCTGTAGAGAGCGGAGAAATATCGCAACCCTATATGTTAGGCTTACATCGGCGCTGGAAACTTATTGATATAGATGAAAAGACCCCCCAGTAATCTGAGGGGTCAGTCCAACAGGGAGATTTGGACACATGCATATAGAACCAAACATGCGCTCCTAGTATACCATTAATTACGCTCCAAGAGAACCGTAAATGCCGCTGATACAACGTCTGTTCCGCTAGATGTTTTGGCTCTAACTTCTATGCTGTGCTTTTCATCAACCTTCGTTGCTGCTCCAAAATGAATTTCATCCATCGTATTATTCAAAGTAACGACTGATTTAGTTCTGCGTACACCATCATCTGAACGCTCAATTAAACGCGCTTCTAAATACTTATTAGAGGCTGTGGCACCTGATGCTGCCATCCAATCTGTTACATAGGCTGTGTAGCCCGCAGGGACGGTGTAGACCGCTTGTAGGGTTTGACCCCGATCCGCTGAGATTTGTGAACGTGTGGTGCCGCCTACTGTCGCTGTGATGTTGCCCGCGTTTACTTCACCGCTTCCCGCTTCTGTGACGTACATGCGATTTATAGCTATCCATGTTTCATCAGTGGTTACGTTTGTTGTACCGTCCATTGTAACTTCGACAGTTTGAGGCACATAGTTTTCGTCCAATCCCTCGATCTTTATCTTCTGTGCGCCAGTTCCCTCTGCATCATCCGCTGCGCTTGAACTAACAACAACCGCCGCTGCCGCCGTATCGATGTAAGAATAGACATTGCCACCATCCCACACGACTTCCTCGGTTGTGGTAATAGCTGCGTTGTATCCGAATTTATAAACGGCTTGACCTAGTGAGCCACGGGCCGCTTCGACTGATCCCATATTCATGTTTTAATCCTTTGATCTGAGTGGGTGACCTTCTGGTAAGAGGTCTGTGTCAAATTTGCCGCTTTTGAAGCGACCAGTTCTAACGGCCTGTAAAAAGCCATTAACTCGTGCGTAGGCCCATTGATCACTGCTGCGTACGTTTGGGCGTACGCTTTGTGGGTTGGTATTATATGCGCCAATGCCTCTACGGAAAACAGCTTCTAACATACGCTGAGTAACACGCTTGCCTTTCTGATCTCCGTATTTTTCGTTATGATCTTTTACCTTTTCAGCTAAACCCTTTTTGACAGCTTCACTTATCTTGGTTGGTGCTTTTTCTTCTACATGAGCATGGACAGCAAAATATGCTTCTAGTTCTTCGGACTTATCGCGTTCACGATCTAATTGCTCTACTTTATTTTTTGCCCACGTCTGACCTTCGTCGCCCCCCCAAAGTAACCAAGCGATTAACCCAGCAGTAGGCCATCCATCTTCGCCCCTACG